GTAACAGAGGGTTTTGTTCATTCATAGTGCAGGGTCAAATCATTCCCACTCAATTATTTACGGATACCATAACCAATTGAGTGATAACATTTTTCCAAAGATGAATTTTTCTCGTACCGTTTTATATACCGTCACCGGAAATTAGTACCATGAAAAATGCCATGCTATCTGGTCAGGGTGTCGTACTGTTTTTCGCAGACTCTTCCGGCTTCGGCTGCCCGGTCAGCATACTCTGCCAGTTGTCTATTTCTCTCGAGAGATTTGCTGAACACGTCGGCAAGCAAAACTCCGGTGTCTGCGGCTGACGACCCAGCGCCGACAATGGCGTTATAGTGCCTGAGCTGCTCACGGATGGCAACGAGCTGTTGCTGCAACCGGCCAGCGCGAGCGGCAGCATCAAGAGCATCATTGCGCGCCTGGTCGATCCTCTGCTGCGCTTCACGTTCATTGATCGATTTCTCCTGTTCGTAGTGCTGACGAACTATCTCATCTTCAGCTTTGCGGTCTTCCTTCGCCTGCGCATACCCGGCATCGTACTGACGACTGCCGTGTGCATTCCAGGCTACAACTCCTGATATGACCAGAACAGCAAGCATCGCCATGATAACCAACTGTTTCCAGTATGCTTTTGCGAATGCCGAGATCATACCGCCAGCACCTTACTGGCAGTGATGTACCGCGCACGCCGGTCGTCGATACCGTTCTGCCCGCCATTAATGATCTGCGTGACGCGCACTAGGTCGCCTGTGTACTTCATGCAGCCTTTGGTGGCGAAGAACCACGCCGCGCTGCGGGCTGCATACTCATCCTGCGCCAGCAGCTCTGGCTTCTGCACCAGATCAACCTTCAGGCCGTTGCCGCAGTCGCGATAGTTGTTCAGCCCGGTGATCTGGATAAGCCCGCGCCCGCGGTAAAACCAGCCGTCTGTCGGCCCGTTGTTCCCCATGCGTTTGCTGTACACCAGGTTGGCTATCGCACGCTGGCGCTCCAGCGGTAACGATGGTTCGCCGGCACGGCGGCCCAGCGCGTTGGCCTGACCCTGGGTGAGTCGCCCGGCGCGGACGAATCCTGCCAGCCCGGTCACGCTGTAGTTAAAATTCTCCTGCAGCCGGGTAAATCCGCCGGATTCATGCCCCACCTGCGCGATAAACATCGCCTGGTGCAGCGGATGCTCAATGCCAAACTCTTTCATTGCTGCGGTGATATGCGGGAACCAGCGCGTGGCCAGTACCTCACTGACACCAGCTGCACGCTGGAATTGTTTAATGTCCATGCTGGGACCTCGTTATCTTGAAGATTTGTACCACGTTCCCTTTTGTCTTGATCAGCGCAGCCAGGAACACGGCTTTGATGATGATTTCTGACCAGTCGGCGCTGACGTAGTACCCGTAGAACGTCCGGATAGGTACGCTGGCAGCAACGACGATCAGCAGATAGGCGAGCCACCCTCCCCACCAGCGATGGCGTGACCCGTCACGGCGGAACAGCAGGACTCGGATTGCAATGCCGCCACATATAGCGGCGTTCAGGATGAGCTCAGGACTGATCATCGTCTTTTCTCCCCGGAATCAGGTCGCGTGGATTTCCAGAACGGTGATACAGCCAGGTACCGATACCAACAGCAACGATTGAAGAAACAAACGCCCCTGCTGAGTAAGCAACACCTTTCTCAAACATATCTGTGGTAATACCAGGGAAAGCGGATGCGAAGCCGATGAGAAGTGTTGCTGTCGGTTTGTAGAAGAGAAGGCCGCAGAAGAAGCTGAGGAACGCCAGAAGTAACCGTCGCTTTATGGGATACTCCACCGCCGAGGTAACAAAAATTACCGCGCCAGCGAGCGCCCCTAAAGCCACCTCAGGCGGCGCACCCGCGACCACAGACATCAGCGCGCTCAGGCTAAGCCCCTGATTCAGCGTTTCAGTGGTTAACGAGTGCGACATAGTTACCACCGTTTAATGTGCATAAAGAACCCCCTTAGTTGGTGAGTTCATTATACACAATAAACCATATGTGGATTAAATTTGATCGGATAACTCTTAACGAAATTACCCTAGAGGTGATTTGCCTAAATTTCTATCTCAAACGGAAGGCAATAATTCAGCATGCAATTGTCTGCATGATAGCGATCTTTAAAATGATTTGGGAATTCATCACTATCGCAAAGCTCTCCTATCCGTGACTCTTTAAGATAACTCACCGTACCTTTAAGGCCGGAAGTATTGATGCTCACAGTATCATCTGAAATGATCTTAACGTCGCTAGCAGATAGTTTTTTTCCTGTGAAATGAAAACCCATAGGACAACCATCTTTTATAAATGAATACATTCCGTTGAGGGTTTTTCTAAATTGCAATGGCTTCACAGGAATATTAAATTTTATAATAATGCTGTTACCATCGATAGAATGTGATTTATAACATAGAGGTGACCATGATGAACCTGACAACTTACTAGTTAAATACGCCTGTGCCATTTTTTCGCCATGTGCACGCTGGGCATGTGGGTACATATGAATTTCGTTCGTCAGGTGATATCTTGGGCCAGAGATGTACATCTTAATGCCGGAATGTTTTGCTTCATCATGGGCCATGCGTTGCTCGACGTTAAGACCAAAGTGTGAGTTTATCCTTCTACCTTCGGTTTTAAAACCATGCCAACAGTAATTGCTTTGCTCAAAAATAAACTCTGGCTCTTTGCCCTGCCCTGTGATTTTTACAATATCTTTAACGTAATCATTTCTGAATGATAGAAGTTTTTCAGAATATCCTTTAGGGGCGATGGCATCATTTTCCCCCTGAATCCAGAAGATGCCATCAACTTGAATATCACTTTTGATAATATCTTTTATTTTTTCGAGCATCCACATACCGTTCAGATAAGGGTAGCGGAATTTTGGCTCGCGATAATAAAGCAGTGATTTATTTCCTGATACTACATTGTAGTCAGAAGACTCTTTAGTTAGAGGTTTGTTATAGTTGTCACCATTAAGAATTAAATCTTTGCTAGGCTTAATAAGTTGCTCTATATACTGGGATCCCCTTCCGTGCCCGAAGATAATAAGATTGTCATTTGGAAACGCTTTTGAGATATGTGAAATTATTCCGTATACAGGCCCTTCTCCTGCATCAATACCAAATGCCATTCTGTCTAAATTGGTTAAGCTTGCGCCGCCTGAGGACAAAGTAAATGCACTTGCCAAATCAGTTGTGATGAATTTACTACCGTCTCTCTCACCCTCATATGATTCAAGATAAGAATCCCATGGGCTTGGTGTTCTCCATGTCTGTGAATAATCAACGGTTCCTGTTGAGTTGGATTGTCCGTAAATAATGAATACGCGGTTTTTCCTTCCAGCAACAAAATCTGCAAAAAGAAGACCAGATCCTGACAGCGCGCCGATGGCCGCAGCTAATTTAATAAAATTTCTTCTGGAAACTGACATAAACACCTCAAAAACGTCCTTGTTAATGAGGATATCACATTAGAGATTTCCTGTTGACTGCCAAGTGCCAGGAGTGCCGGCGGTAACACATACCCACTCCTTAGGGCTCCCGACAGCAGGAGAGGAATTTATGCATCGCGATCCCCTTGGCCAGGTCAAAGTGGTTGGAGCGGCGGTATCGTAAAGCACAGGGAGAGATGACCCTTGTTTCACCAAACTTCCAAGCCACGCTGGAACTGTTGGCACATCCCAACGACAGCCAGAGTGGAAGAACGCTCCAACACCATCTCCGTACATTCTGATTGCGTCTCCAGTTGTATTTGTGCTGTGACAATCGATAAGGATTAGTGGTTCATTGTTCCATGAAACGTTTCTGAAGAAACCGTTGAACCTAACTCCTTCAAGTTTCGTAGCGGAGGTTACAGTGAATGCTATATCAGATGTGCCTGCGCCAATGTGGCTAAAGTTACAATTTTCAAATGTCAGATATCCGGTGGTTCCACCTGTACCTGTCATAACAACGCCACAAGAAGCAGAGCAATTTCTTACGGTAGTATTATTGGCAGTGTTACCGAAAGCAGCAGATACGTTAGAAATGCTGACGTTTTCAACTGTGATATTGTCGCCATTGCTACAATGGATCGCCGTTGAATCGTAAATGTCACCATATTTTGTTATACTTCCTCCATTGAAATGGCAGCGAGTTCCTTGCAAAGAAATCATATAGCTTCCGCTAAATGACTGGCTCCATCTATGGATATGGCAATTACTCAACTCAACGTTAAGTAGTGTTCCTGCATCATTGTAAATGTAGATGTCTATTTTTTTGTTATCGCCAGCCAGATGGTCGAAAATGTGGATGTAACGTGTAGTGGCATCATCTCCAGATTGTGAATACACACGAATGCCGTACTCGCTATTTCCGAATGTTTGATTTCCTTTAAAGGTTGTACCAGTGCTCTTCCAGGCAATACATCCTCTGCCGCCATCAGATATTTCTGTATCACTCAGATAACCATTATAGTTACCGACAGAATTGATAATTTCATTGAATGTCCCGTAACGGTCTTCAAGACCCATACCCCAGTTATTTTCAGAAATGCAATCCTGAATTTTACAACGTGTGCAATTGATCATCTGAATACCAGAGCCAGGGACCCTTCTTACTGTCATTCCTTTAACAGAACTATAAGAGGTATCAGCAACTAATACCGCAGACACTACACTGTTTGCTCCAGCCCTGACACCTGTGCCAACTATAAAACCACCTGAGGTATGTGTATTAGCCCCCCTTATCGCCAATATATAATTTGCCAGCGAAGTACCCTGGATTAACCTTGATGATCCAAAGTCTACAGACCTACCTGCTTGCAATGTTATAGTGGCATCAAGAAGATAATCACCACCTGTAAACTGCATTCTCTTGCCAACAGCAAACATGGCGTTAATTGCTGCTGAGCACGGGGTAACTCCATCAGGCACTGCGCCAGCCATTAATGGGTTAATGATATCAGCATTAACACGAATCCATGCCGCTCCACCAGGAGTCTTGAATACGGTAACGCCGTTGTCTGTATATGCACTTCCATCAAGCACTGCGCGAAGCTGGCCACCACCGTAACCTGTGCCAGAGGTATATTCTTTCAGGAGCACCCGCTGACCATCGGAAGCTGGCTCCGTTGCACGGAGAACTGTGACGTTAGGGAATTGCCCTATCAATTTGAAGCCGTCACTTTTTGCCAGCTCCATCAGAACTTCAGATGCGGAAGCTGATGGCGGGAGAACGACAATTGCATTACCCATGCTATCAAACGCGGGCATTTTGTTTGCCCTGTCAACTGCTGATGGTAGCTGATTGATTGGCTCTGGTACGCGCAGAGTACGCATCAGGTTGCCACTGGACAGCGTATCAACATAATTCTTGGTAGCTGCATCCTGAGGGTCCCGTGGGTCGCGGAGATTGCGAATATAGTTGTTCAGCGCATCGTACCAGTTCGCGATGCTTGATGGTTTACGCAGCGCCAGGCGGAACACGCTGAATGCCTGTTGGATCAGCATCGTCAGCTTATCGAATGCGTCCTCATGCACCTCTGCGAAGAACTTACCCTGGTTGCGCAGATCGGTATCCTGCGTAACCGGTAGCTCTCTTGATATAGAAATCTGATAACCGTTAACCAACGCCTTCGACAGAATTACATTGCCGCCGTTATACCCTCCCGCACCAGTGACTATGTAATCAGTATCAAGAGCCAGCACAGCGATATTTTCGTCAAGGTCAACCACCTGCACTACCAGATCAGATTCATTGAAAACCCTAAAGGTATAAGGGAATGAAGTCGTAACGCCATTGCCTGTGTATTCGTTGTGGTCAACTTCGGTTGAGACCGTCATGTTAAATCTCCAGATAGTCGCAGCACCCGTTGCGCCGCATATCTGGTTATTCTATTACCTGAAAAACCACATATGGATAGAAAGACTGTGAATACGAATAGATATTACCTTTCGGGTAATTTGCAAAACGTGCTGGATAGCAAATAAATTATTTGATACTGTATATTTATACAGTTATTGCATGGAGAAGATAAGATGCAGCAGTATCACTATCCACTGGAAGACGGATTTACCGAAAGGATTTACACGCCGGGAGGCGTCAGGTCACTGGTGGAGGGATCGCACTTGATGAAATTACTCCTGGATCTCGATAAGGATGGATTTAATGTCGATGGCCCACTTGCCGAACTGACTGCACTGATTAACTACGTCACCAGCTCACAGATGTCTATGCAGGATCTGCAAACACATCTCGACTATTGTGCCGAACAATTACGAAAACAAACCACATAAAGAAAAGGCCGCGAAAGCGGCCTGTTACATGTCACGTCCCTTTTCTTAATGATAGCCATTCGAAAAATGATGACATTCCACCGCAGACAATAGCAAAGATGATCCCACCAAAGAAGAGAAGGCCAGCCTGCCACCACTCCCACCGCCATACATCCACAGCGCCAACCATACCAACAATCGCTCCAACAAATGGAATATAGCTCACGATGAAAGCAATGGGGGCTGCAATTATCCAGTGCAATCCCCACCATGATTCAAGCCCAGCCATAATTGCTGCCAACTGAAAAAGACCAACGACGATATAAACAATGAATCCTATAGCTTGCATGTAGTCACCTATTTACCCAGTAAAAATAAGAGGCCTCCCCTCAATAAGGCTTGCAACAAGAACTACTACCTGCATAACAAAGATGAACCAGCAAATAGCTTGAGTCTGAGGGTTAAGAAAATATTTGTAGCGGTCAATAAATAACAATCCACCAGAAATTATCACACTCAAAATAATTAAAAACACAACACTTCCTTATTGCGGAGTGACATCCTGAGGTCGCCACCAGTATGTCTGGTTAAACTCTTTCTTCGAACGTTGCTCCATTTTACGCAAATAGCCTGGTGAAAAATACTCCTGCATCTGGTTAAAGATCATGTGATCGAGAGCCGCCTTCAAGTACCAGAGATTCGCACCAGGCATCAAACCTTTCCCCAGCTTCACCAGATCACCACCAGTCTGCTCACTCTTCCCTTCCACAGCATTTAACGGTATGCCCTGAGCAATCTTCACTACGTCATCAACCAGACCAGCTACCGGGCCAAGCATCGACGCCAGCGCGCCGCTTCCGTACCTAGTGTGATCTGACAATAAAAAGTCACCGTAAAGGCCAAGACCACCACCTTTCAGTAGAGCACCAAGCCAAAATTTAGCAGCATCTTCTCCTGTCATCTCGCGAGGATTACGACCAGACGCAAGGTCGTTAAGTTGCTGCGACAAAGCGCCAAGAATGGTAGTACTGGCAATAAACGTCGCAATATATGCCGCACGCCCACCAGCAGACGGCATACCCATAGCGCGTGACCAGTGACGCATAACAACCGAGATAGGGAACGATTTAAACAAGAAAATACTTCTCGTTAATTCACCTTTCCATGTTCCACGCTGAATACCAGAACCGGTTATCAGCTGCTCACGTGCTCCAGGTGTAATAACAGCCATATCAACTTCTTCAGTTACGGCACCGAGCAGTTTACGCATTGCCTCAAATTTCACGCGTTCAGGCTCACCAAGATGTTTAACTGCTGAATCAGGGATACGCATAATGCTTTCCGGTGTCAGCATCGTATTATTGCCGTTCCCCCAGTCCTCCTGTTGCGCCAGCTTCCATACGCTCCAGTCTGTGTCAGTAATCCCTTTGCTTTTCAGGATGCGAAAATCAGAATCATCGAGGCTACGAAGGTCTGGTGTCCGTGACACTACTTCTCCCAGGCTTCCCATCATGGTTACGCCATAGGCGCGCTTGTGCGCATCTGACCATGCTGTAAGCCCACTGGCACGCATTACCGCCGTTGCCGCCCAACGAGACACAGACGGCCCCATATTATCCATCGCCCAGCGGTTAACGCTGCCAAGTAGAGATTCCATCGCCAGACCAGCGCGGCGCGCCCGCGCAAGTTCTGTACGGTTCGTTGGGTCCATAGCTTCAAGCTGGTTGCGGAATAACTGGTTCATTGGAAGGTTGGTAACCTTCGCAGACAGATACATGGTTCCAAGATCAGAGAACGATGACAGCAACGCGGATCCGAGTCTGCTGGCAACCAACCAGTTGCGGATATTGTCAGACCATCGCGCGATGTGCGGATTCGCTACAGGCTGTGTCTTTCCGGAAATAAAGTTGTACAGATTCTCTGTGTTGTTCGCCAGCCGCTCGACTTTACCGGTTTTACTCGGGTTAGCTGTTGCCGTTTCTGCCTTCACCTGATCAAGAAGAGAGCGGAAAACATGATCGGGGTTTGGGCCATATGTTTCCACCAGTGCAATATCTTTACTGATACCTTCAAGGTGACCGACCATGATTTCCCATAGAGAGCGATCGCCATAAAGTTGCTGATATTGCAGATAGGAATCTGCATCTTTGAAATGTATCTGTCGTGATGCATTACCACGGTTAGCACGTGCGCCGGAAATTCGCATTCCGGTATCAGTAAGCTTATTCAGCCCACCAGTAGCGATCGTGTTATAAGCCTCTCCAAGAAATGCAGACAACTCGGCATCGTTCATCAGCTGTCCATCGGATCGGGTATAATATTTGCGATCCAGCTTACCTATAACATCGCTAACCCATTTATCTTTTGATACCGCCCCAACCTTTTCCATAGAATGATGTTGAGGGATCCCCCAGTTTTCGAGATAGCCAATATCCCCACCAGCATCATTAAACCGGCGGCGAAGTAGATCTGTCACTTCTCTCCACGCCTTAGCACCTTTTCTTGCTTTAGCATTGCCAGTATTTTGCCCTCGCATTTCATATACCAGGTCACGTACGCCCGCTTCATCTTCAAACAGACCAAAAAAGCGAGGATCAACTGCTTCGAATGCCTCCTGCAATTGACTCAATGCATAATCACGAGTGGCTTTTGTTCTGGACTCAACAGAGAGGAAGTTCGATTTACCGTCTGCATTAAAAGCAATAGTACGGTTAAGAGCGCCAAGTTTCCCATCAGCCCCTTGATAGCTATTGATAAACTTATCCAATCTCTGACGCGCGGCTATAGTGAGAGCCACACGACGTTTCTTTAATGCCGCTTCTCGCTGTAATTCTTCAGATGCCAATTGTGCTGCTCGATATAGCCGCTCTGATTCGGAAAGTTGTCTCCACGACATCGGGTCATCACGAGCAATGGAGCGCATATTTCGATAAATGCGGTCTTCAATGTTCTGTATTTCTCGCGCCGTTAACGTGCGCTGCGCCGCCTGCTGGACCGCTTGTATACATTCCTGTCTCATTTAATTTAACCTCTCAAGAAACACGCCACAGCAACATCAAACAGGCTGGAATCCTGTATTGCCTGCTCACTTTCCCTGTTCGCTTCATCCAGTACTTCACGCGCACTGCGCGATTGTGGATTACCATCATCATCCAGCACGGTGATTATCATGTCCGGAGATTCAAGCAGCGAGTCTTCAGCTATACGCAGATCAATATCTCCTGCCGGATCTGCCATCATTTTTTGTTCTGTCTGTTGCAATATCTTACCGGGCTCAAAAGGAGCTACTTCGTCTGGCGTCCTGACCTCTGCTGTTTTATAGAATGAAACAGCCTGAGCATTAAGTTCACTTTCTGCCTGCTGTCGCCGTGCCAGTTCTGCTCGAGCTTCAAAAAACTGACCTCCAGGCTCGTGCGGCGCCAACGCGTTACGGGAAAATTCCAGGCGTTCTTGTGCCTGCCGGATTCGTTGGTCAATATCGCGAATTCTGGCCTGTTTATCTGATCGAGCACGAGACAAAGCTTTACCGCTACCAGTTGGCTCTTCTGCAAGAATTTGTGCGCGCTGTTCAGTGAGATTGTCGATAATTCGTTGGCTATTAGCGATTTCAGACTGGTAAACCTGTCTATCGCCACGCGGCAAAAGCTGCGCAGCCTGTTCTTCAAGCAACCGATTTTCGATAGCGCGCGCCGTTACTCCATCATCTACAGATGACAGAGCCTCATTAACTGCCTGAGACAGCAGATTCTTGCGCCCAGGAATTTCACTGAAAGATGCAGACTCAACAATGCTGGCAACGTCTACAGGTCTCCCTTGGCTAACATCAGACATAGCTTTTCGCAGAGCCTGAATGTGAGAATTGCGCGAAAGCACATTGATCGGCACGCCGGGAGCAATATCAATTTCAGCATGATGAGCGGCATTCGCCGCCAGTGCAGCATCGATATCAACTGGTGAAAAGTTTGGTGCGTTTGTAGACTCGCCGCGAGAGTTAATAAATCTGCCGACACCACCCAAAGCCACCCCAAGAACAGCATCAATAGCAATTGCCTGTCGATCCAACACATCATACTGGTTAGCCATTTCGCTATAGCCACCATCACGAAGCGTTTTTGCAGTAAGCCCGCGCTGTGCCATACCGAACGCAATATTTGTACCTGCGGCATAGGCAATATCTGGCGTTGCACGTACTGCTGTTGCTGCGGCGCGTCGCACTGAACTTTCACCCGTCCGCGCAAGCTGGGCCGCCACACCTTCCGCCAGCGCACCACCAGCACGTAACCCGAGGCTCATAGGGATCAGTGTTCCGGCACCAGCAGTAATACCCTGCACTAATCCTGCTTCCTGCGCCGTCCTAAAATCAACACCCTGTGCTGTCAGCCGTTCAAACTCAGAAAAACCCTGTAGCGAAGTTACCGCCGCTGCACCTCCGACCGGACCACCGAGCGTTGTACCGACGACAGCCTGCCCGCCCATATCGAACAACCCATAAAGAACCTGCCCGGCGGTTCCGGTTGTCGCCGCATCAGGCGTCAGCCGCTTAACCTGCTGCTCTGCTAGTTTTCTCTGCTCGGCAATGTATGAAACTGAAGTGTCATTGAGCGAGGTGTTTTCGTTAACAAACTGAGCAATCGGGGATACGATTTTATCCATCCCTGCCCATAGCAACTGATCTGGCTTTGCCACCAGCCCGGAGTACAAACCAGACAATGCCGCTCCTACAGCATTGTCGAAAAAACCAACATCGCTGTTAAAGTCCGCTGGATTTGATGCTGCTTCGTCAAGCTGCTGATTCTGGTTTACTGGATTAAGGCCAAAGTAACTCATTGCGGAATATCTCCGGAGAATCTCTGACGCTTCTGAGTCAGATCAAGAACAACGGGAGAACCATCATCTTTCAGCAGATAACCAGTACCAAGTTTCACCAGGTACTGACTATCGCCGTAACTTTGCAAACCATACTGACCAGGCGGTGTTTTTATCCCTGTGCCAACAACTTGTTCATTCCAAGCCTGATTAACCTGCTTATCGAATTGCTCTGCAGACATTCCCCACGGCAAAAGAACATTCCCCATTCCGTTATAGTCATGCACGCCACCTGTAGCTACGTTAACAGCCTGTTTCCAGATATCATTGTCAATTTCGCCTGATACCACGCCTTTTTTCGCCATCACACCAGCGTAATAGTCCTTTGCGATCTCGTATGCCATTGATGCCCCCTGAGCATCACCAGCAAATGCATCCTTCACCATGTCAGAAAACTCAAGGCGAAGATCAGCATCTTTAGGCATCGGAATACCTTTCGCATCATCAGTACCTTTACGAGCCGCCGCGCCAGCAAGAATTGTCTGCGCAGCGGTTTCAGGAGACACGGAAACATCCGGATTAAACCAGTTTTTTTCTGCCAAAATACCACCAGGCTTATCCATCAGTATCCCGGCAACGGCAGCAGATGGAGCGTTGGCACTGATCTGCTGTAGTGCTGACATATACACCTGCCCACCGCCAGTGCTTTGCCTGATGGTATCGAGATATGCTGCCTGTTGGGAAACGGGCGCATCACGAAAGAAAACACCGATCTGATTGGCCTCGTCTTTGGAAAAGAACGTCAGTGGAGTGCCATATGACTTGGCAAGGTCACTGACCTGAGCGGCACGCAAGGCAACGCTCTGTCCAAAGTTATCCTTATTGCTCATGTCGATAGGCTTAGCCTGTCCGGCGGCAAGAGAGAACTGCACAGGATCCGATTGCCGCTGCTTTATCACCTGATTTGCAGCCGAAACAACGTTGTCATAAAGAGCTGCGCGTGCCGCATACCCCTCCCCTGTCTCACCAGTATCCGGGCGTAATTGCTCAACATATGCTGTAATGCTGCTTGTCGGCATGTTGCGGAAAGAACCTATATACTGTCCGGCGATCTGCGTATTCTTAAACTCGGTATATCGCAGGTTTCCTTCTCTGACACCATAAGCTGCAATAAAATCATCCTCACCAGGTGGGTTAGGAAATTCAACGCCACGCATATACGCAGCTGTCGCATCGCGAACCTGGCTGTCAATCATCGTTTTATATTCAGCCTGCTGCTGCCGACGCAGTTGATCCGCCTGTCGCATAAAACTTGCCTGCGCCTCAGGAGATGCCGCATCGAATGCTGCATTACCGGTATAGCGTTTGGTGTTGGTTGGAATTGTTGATAAACCAAGTGCTGCACTGACACCAGCAGTTAACTGCTGATCACTGTATGGCTGGCTACCGTTCTCATGATGGATAATGGCTGCACAAAGCGCCTTCAGGGTATCAGGATTAGATGCATCGAGAGGCTCATCAGCAGAAACGCCAAGTTGTTCGCACACTGCTTTGATATACGACATAGTGTCATTTTTATCAGTAGGCGGTGCCCAGCGATTAATTATCTCACTGACGGTATCAATACCCTGCCTCTGATACGACATCAGGTTCCGCCCTAATGCACGAATCCCGTGTTCAGGTGTTTCGAATTTCGCAAATCGACCATCATCACCGGTCTGGCCTACCCACGGATTAGTTTTGCTGTATTCGAGATTTCCTGGGTTATTGTTGCGTATGCCACGGGCAAGCTCGGAAGAGTCACTATCTGCTACAGCACGGCGAGCTCCAGCAGCAGTATCACTTAACTCGCCATTACTTTGGATGAATGCGGTCGCATTGTTTGCCGACCACTGGGACAATGCGGCATCAGCAACCTTCTCTTTAAACTCGATTTTCTTGGCCTGTATTTGCTCGTCGCTCCAGCCATGCGCAATGCCGTAATCCTCAATTTGCTGGAAAGTTTGCTTATTAGCCAATACGTATGCGGCGTTGTCGCCATACAATGCTGCGGCATTTTTACCATTGTTCAGCAGCGTCGCCTGAAACTGTCCTTCTTCGTAGGCATTTATTTGCCCTATCTCGTGCCGCCCGGCCTGCGTAGTGAACTGAATACGCTGCTGCTGCGCCTGCTGCATGAAAGCATTACGAGCCTGTTCATCCGGCAGCGACATAGCCAGTTGTTCGACCTGAGCATCAAACTGCTGCGTATACTCCTGACCTTTTCCAATAGCATTTTTCCCTTTCAGGTTAAGCAATCCTGTTTCAGGATTATTCAGCAGATCACTGCTTATCTGACTGAGGTTAAGAGATGCCTCCTGAGCCAGAGCGATATTGGCACGCTGTTTTGCCTGACCAAAAACATCAATAGCCTCTGCCCCTGCCCGAACAAAAGCATCACCAATACCTGGCTGAGAAAACGTCTGCAAGCCTGCTGACTGAACTCCACGGCTCTCAACCTGACGTCCGGATACTGTTGGTACGACTGGCATTATAATCCTCCGGGTAATCTGGTTCCTGCTGCTGCCCCGATTGGCGCAGGAGTGCTTTGAGTAAACGGACTCCACGCCCCACCAAACATCTGGTACGCACCGTATGCCTTCAGAGGCGCAGTGAGCAAGGTTGTTGCTGCTCCCATATTCCCCTGTTTACGGGCTGAACTGGCTTCTGCTTTATAGTTGGCAGCCTGAACCTGATAACCGTAAGCCTCGCGTTGCGCGTTATTCACCGTTGTCAGCGAATCAAGAGCGCCAAACTGAGCAGTGTCACCAAATATATCCAGCGCGTTACCTGTAGATAAATCGGCGCCGGTCGCCCCCATTGTCGCCGCCTGTGTACCAAGCCGCTGCCGGGTCTCTCTGCGCCGTTGCTCAGCTTCAGCGTTACCTCTGTTTATTGCATCATTTGCCTGAGCAGTGGCTATATCTGCGTTCGCTTTTGCAACCTTAGAGGCATACTTTCCCTGTTGGTACTGGGTGTATGCCTGAATGCCACTCATGGCAAGCATTGCACCACCAGCAATAACCGGATCGCACATTATTTTCTCTCCATGTGAAATCTGTGGAAATTAAGACCAAGAGCACCATAAGGCGCGGCTTCTTCAAGCCTGAATCCAAGCCAGTGCAGCCATGCTTTGGCAACATGGTTTCGCTCGTCGACGTAGTTTTCCAGGCGCGGATAAACTGCCAGCATCTGCTGCAATACAGGGCGGCAGTGGCGAAGAAATGTCTTCTGGTATTTTTCAATACGGCTGGTACCGACCAGCCAGGGCGTACCATTGCCACCGATCATTGACGCCGGAGATACGCCAAACATGGTTACCAGTTCTCCGTTCGCAAATCCTGACCAGGCCATAGTCGCAGTGCGAAGACCAACACGCAGCGCATCTTCGGTAGTCATCAGCGATACCGCATACAGTTCGTCAATATCAGCCTGACGAACATCCGGCAAAATCATCTGAAGATGCTCTTCGGTAGCGGGAATAATTCGAACATCGATCATCAGAACCCCCCAACAGTAAGGCGAGGAATAACGGCAAGAACAGACAGCGGCAACGGGTCAAGCTGACGGATTCTTACACGTCCGTTTTTGCCCCAGTTACTGTCCAGTTTCACTTCTACTTTTCCGGTAGCGTCATCAACAGGATCATCGTAGAACTCGAATTCACGCTGTGGATATTCGTACCATTTACCGCCGGGCGTAGTCGCCCAGATGCCGCGACTGGCATTCACAACCAGAGTAACGGACGGGATCACCTGTTTTTTGTCCAGTAGCGTTTCCTGTCCGTTAATGTTGATATCCAGTGTTTCGAATTCAGCAGTTATTGGCAGGCCGATGTGCACTACAGCCCCCGGAGATTCCAGCGTGACGGCACCTCCGGAAACCACTTTCTGTGGTTCCACGTTCGCATCAGAGAGAATGTTTACGGTCTGGCCTTCAAGATGAGACAGGCCTCCAAATGTCCGGCGCGCCATCTGCCAATTCGTGGTGGCCGCATTCCTGAGGGATGGCGGGACGTTCCTGTTAGCACGAACCACTACAGCGGTATTGCTGGTTACAGAAATAATGTCGCAACGTAATTCTTTTGACACTTCATCGCCAGTATCAGGATCAGTTCCGGTATAAGGGAACTGTAGTTGCGCACCGACATCGCCACTGGCGAAGTACGCACCACCAGAAACACTGATTGTATATTCCGCGCGGTAATCCCATTCACCAGAACCACCAGTGATGGTCATCGTTCTGTCAGACGTATTTCTTCCATCATAGCTAAGGCCAGAATCAACAAAGAAAGCATCTTCATCGCTGGTAAATAAACGGCTGGACAGTCGCTCGATGTATCTCACTGTTTGCCCGTTAACGGTTCGGTTAACGACGAAATACACCGCATCTTCATTGCCTTCGCTGATACTGCATGTGCTTTCATATTTTCCGGTACTGGACTGTGGTGCCCATGCAAAAACCTGTTGATCACGCAAATAGGTCATCACCAGTAATTTACCGTCATCACGGATGCAGAAGGCGCTGGAGTAAGGGACTATCGAGAAGCACCAGTCAACAATGCTGTGCTTCTGAAAAAGATGATTGGCAAGGATAGTAAGGTCGTTCCCCTGATAGCCGTCAACATCGAATGAGTAGGCCAGATCACGGACAACACTGCCTTTCTCCTGGACGAACAGAGCAATATTCGCCACGGCAATTGGTGGGACATTGCTCGAGCCATTTGATCCCTGAGAGCTAAATGCAAATGATGATGGGGTTAATACTTTGTTCTGGTCGCCGGTGATGACGTACTCACCTCCAGAAGTCAGCGCCACCAGCGAACCAACATCAATCAGGTGGCGGATCTCATTAACCTGACGCCCGGCATAGGTGTAGATAATTCTGTCGTCATCCTGCGTAGGATTGCTTTTGCCAAAATCCTTATAATCCCCAGTACGGCTGGCCCAGATAGTCTGAGGGAACGCAGTCGATGCGGCGAAGTAAAGACGTTGTTGATAATAAACAACAGTGCCAGGATAACCATTAACACTGTTCCAGGCATATTTAGCCCATTTATAGCTGGCATTATCCTCGCCAACGACCTGCGAAGGGATATAGGAAATCACCTCGGCAGTTGCAGTAGTGCCATTTGCAGCAGTGATACGGGCAATGCCAAAGCCACTGTGCAGATACTCCCACTCAATGCCAGTATCATCATCACCGGATCCGCCCCAGCCATCCCATGATGTGCCTTCTGTATGCGAAGGGCGCAAAGTACCTGTTTTGCCTGCTGTAACGGCTCGATAGTAGTTACTGTCTGCACGGCGAATATCGCCAATCGACGTACTCTTACTGGTTTCCCATACCGGTACTGAATCCACTGCTGGCTGTTCCAGATAGAACAATTTGCCTACCTGCTCCGCGCCAAAAATAGAGGCGCTTGCCGTTAACGTAATTGTCCCGGTGCTGGCGCTGGCATAAACCGTCACTGACTCGTCAATATTGATATCTTCAAATGGCCCGTTCTTCGTTACCACATCAACCAGTTGCCAGTTGTCATGCGCATAGCGACGCAACTCTTTCGGCGGGTATGCCGGATGAACCAGCGTAAGCACGTCGGCGCTTTGCGTGAATTTAATTCGGAACAGATCGGCTTCAGTATATGGCGTGGCAATTTCATAAATAACATTGCTGCTGTTCAGCACCAACGCACCATCTTTGATAACGCGCATGTACTGGTGTCCGAACTCCAGAGCGTAGGTCTGAACCGTCGAGAACTGGAACGGGATCAGGCGGCATTTCCGATTTGGGTATTTGGCGGCACCGACAAAACGCGTACCAGGTCGATTCTCAACGCCGCCATACTGCCGCACGATAAAGTTATCGCACTTGCGCAATGCCACCTGGTACTTCGCCATGTCGATACGACCGTACAACGACGGTCCAATCTCACCACCGGCAAAGCTGGGCTGGATCCAACTGATAGCCATCAGGACAACCTCGCAATGGTAAACTCGTCAACCGGTGGCTGTGGTTCCTGCGATTCATTCTGGCTATGCGAGCCAGCACTAAGAATCACGCGATTGTACATATTGAGGGCAAACGTACCGAGGTCTGCATTCCCAGTCAGCGCCATGTTAATAGCTGCCGCAAGACGCCAGGCCAACGCCTCCATAAAAATGGCATCAAACATGTTCACATCTGAAACGCGAGAGACATACTTGATCCATGCCTGCGGCTGGTCTGTGTAGATCAACTTTCCTGTTCCGTTGGTGTCTGCACCAACTTCGTACTGAACGCGCATTGCTGCTGTTGGATTGCGTACACCAGGAAGCATAATTTCAGTAATGCGCAGACAATCGGACGGGTACTGGTACGCATATTCCCAGTCAGGCGGTGGATTGCTCGTATCTGCAAGCGCCACGCGTTTGGTAGCAAAGTTCCAGTCAAAATCAGAAAGCACAGCATCACGGCAGGCCTCAAAGTGCAGCGAACATTCCCCCGCTTCCTTGCTGGCTTCCTTCAGGCTGTTAATGCTGCGGCTGTTGCCAATATTGGACAGCGCACGATTACAGATCTCTACTACAGAGGCCATTACTCACCCCCATTGCCATACAGAGTTTCAGCCGCTGATTTTTCTACATCCCCGGAAACAGGAGCGATCGCCATATCAGTGATCTGCAGATCGGCGCTGCGATTAACACCATCGTCAGTTTCTCTGGCAGACAGACCTCGAATAACAGCCTTTGCAGTTATCATCACTTCGGTTCCGACGCCCTGAGGTTGCGCCTTCAGCTTATTCAATGTGTCGTTATTAAGAGTGATGCACAGCCCCCACGGGTATTCATCGCGAGTTCTGGTTTCTCCGCTCTCATCCTGGTAGCTGTCAGTGCCGGTTTTGAGGTTTACGAGTTCCATATACACTCCTGCAATAAAGGGGCCGAAGCCCCTTGTCTGATTCGCGAGGCTTACACGCCCAGTTCTTTACGCTTATCTGCGATCTTCTCGCGGAGCGTTTCTGCTTTGGCGTTATGGTGTGGCTTCTCGTTAAAGAGCAATTCGTACTCTTCACGGAGCTTATCCAGTTCACCATCATCTGACGCATCGTTGATGATTTTGGTGCTGATTGCTGCCATTGACACCTTTCCTGCAACTTTTGCTTTTGCCTGTCTGGCTGCATCGTTAACAGGTTCCAGTGCGCTACCAGGCTCACCTTCGTATTCGATTTCTGCCCCCTCCGGCCACAGAGTGTTATGGATATGAGAGAGGCGCAGAACGCGGTATCTTGGTTTCTCACCTGACATCGATATCACCTTAACCAGTTACTTTTGAGCGGATCGGATACGGCGTATTGGCATCAACATCAAGACTGATACCAGCAGTGAATTCGCCAGCCGTTAGTGGGCCAGTTGCGACGGAGTAGTTAACACGCAGATATCGCTGAACACCGGCAGGCACCTTTGCAGAAACAACTCGTTTACCTGCTGTCAGGGCGGTCTTTGCCAGTGCACCACTATCATAAATAGTGGTCCATGAGCTGTTATCCTCACTCGTCTGCAACTGGATGTTTACAGTTGCATCACCGCTTGCTGCGGCGGCTGTGTTAACCAGCGCCCAAAACTCAAGCGGGTAACCCACGCCGATATCACGACGTTTCCCATCAATTGGACCGAGATCGATTACGTCAGTAGAAGCCGCGGTATCAGTTACCGCCTGTGCTTCGGAGAACATCAACAGTTTGTCGGTGATCATCTTCTTTCTCCATTAGTGGGTCTGTTACGACCCTCAGGTTAATAACAGGCGTTACACCACGCGGGCTTCTGTTTCCAGAAGCGCATCAGTTTCACGGATTGGTACACCACGGAATGACGTCCACCACTCGCCTTCAGTCTCTTTTACGCTAATCGCCAGAGATGTTTTCTCCAGAGACTGCAGATCAAGAGCCTGGCCTACAGTGCGGTTCATGTAGAACACCGGGCGGCCCATGCCACGGTTTGGAATGCGATGTAGTGCTTTAACCATCAACTTCGCAATATTTGCGGCAGAGGAAGGTTCTGAAAGATTGCTGACATCGATGTTTGCAATGCGAACAACATAACGCCAGTCACGCAGAGCAAGTCCGTTGTCCCATTTGTAATGGGTACGGTAGCCTTCGTACTTGCCGCCATTAGCATCTTCCAGTGTCACCTGGCCTTTATCTTCCATCTGGATGCCAGCCTTCTGCCCTTTCGGGAAGATGCCATGCACGGTGTTTTCGCCCCACACCACTAACCAGATTGAGGTGTTATCTGTACCCGTGCCACCAGCATCAATGATGTTCTGAGCATTACCCGCAGACAGGCTGGAATAGCGGGAGGACAGTCCCATAAACTGCTGAGGGTTAACGCTGGAATCACCATAAAACAGCGTCTGCGCCATCTGCTGATTCATCGCTTCAATAAATGCTCGGTCTTCAGACAGGCGGAATTCGGCGGTATTGCCGTTCAGATCAGCCAGTGACTTATCGACTTCAGCATAGGTTTCCAGCATGCCAACGGAATCGGTGACCTGCACTGTGGTTGATTTGCTTGGCTGTACGCCATAGTTCAGCAAACGCCAGGTAGCTGAAGGTAAACCAGAACGAATGGTGGTTCGGTGTCCCGTAGGAAGGTTCCCTTCGACAAAAGGCATATCCTGAAGGATCGGGTTAGTTTGACCGAGAAGCTCGATAATCTTATCGACTTTCCCGTTTGGATCGACGCGCTTACCCCAGTCAGCCAGCGTTAGCGCAGTTAAGCCTTTAACAGTCATTGTCATTTCCTCTCTTATTTGCCATAGAGCACTTCGGCCGCACTACGCTGGCCTTCATTACCACCGGTGACCATGCCATCTTCAGACATCGCCTTTCCGATTTTCACGAACGTTTTGACCAGATCAGGGTGATTACCCAGTCCGGTGGTGTTCAGATATTCTTTGAGTTCAGGTGTCCCGAACTGGTCAAGCGCACGCTGTGCGGCGCTAAGGTTAGAAATCAACTTGTCGCCACCGATTTCTTTGTCAGCTTTTACATCCGCAGCCCACTGCTCGGTTGTTTTCTGCCAGGCTTCTGCCTGGCGCTGCTGAACACCTGCCAGAATCTTCGGATAAGCATCAACCAGCTTTTGCGCTTGCTCGTTGGTCAGGTTAAGTTCTCGCGCCACCGGCTCGAATTCCTTCAACGCTTCTGTATCCAGCTCTACGCCTTCGGCAGCCTGAAACTCGTACTTCTCAGGCGCACCCTCTGGTTTATCGCCGTCCTTTTTTTCATCCTGCTTATCGTTTTCAGGCTTTTTGTCATCAGCAGGTTTATCGCCATCAGCAACAGGTTGTGGCTTATCACCTTCCAGTTGTGATGGATCACCAACTGGAGCAGGGTTATCACCTGCAGGCGCTGACGGTTCTGACGCAGCCGGAGCTGCTCCACCATCGACTGGTTGCTCATTGCAAAGACGGCGATACAGCAAACGCTCAAATAAATTCATGATCACTCCTGTTCACTGGCCTCTTTGGCCATCTTCAAATACTGTTCAGGGCAATGCGCCATAACGCGCTGAAACAGTTCCAGCGCCAGATTGCGTTGCCCCTCATTAAATGCCATTGCCATAGCGTCCATCGGTGAGATAGCGGAAAACACACGGCCTTTCTCTAGCACCGACCAGACAACGCGACGCCCCTGTTCACTGCTCATGACAAAGCGAATGTCATCAATTTCACGCTGTGCCATGTCACGTTGCTTACGGGCGTTTTCTTCTTTCAGTTGATCGTCTTCGTAATCTGTCATTGTGATTGCCCACCCTGACCACTAACTGCATTCGCCATAGCTGACAAAACACTCGGATCCGAAGTTTTAGCTTCGCTTAGCGTCTTGGCACCCTGTGCCGCCGCCATCCCCATCGCCATCATTTGTTGCTGCTGTTGCTGCTGTGCCCGTTGCTGGCGAGCCTGCTCAACCTGTTCCTGCGGAACAATAACGGTTGGAGACACTCCGGACATATCAGCGAATGCATCGATCGCCTGATCAACGTTGAGTTTGTCGAGAGCTTCTGGTTTCGCTTGCGCAAGTTGACCAATGAAGTTAACCGTGGACGCCAGACTGGACAGGCCGATAGACTTCTGCGCCTGAGCCATGACGGAAATGTATTCGACCTTCAGGGGCATGCCTTCCATCGCGTCAGGCGGTGGCGGCAGCATGTTTTTACGCACCATCATCGAGAAAGCGCGGTCAATGAGAGGATTAAGACATTCGTCGTTCAGACGCTCCAGAACCGGCCCCAACATCAGAAGTTTTTCTTCTTTCATTTCGATCACCGCTTCAACAGGCATCGAGCGGGTATTGATGTTCTGCAACATCATGAACAGATCGACAAAGTAGGCGCTGTTAATGATTTGACGAGTGTCCTGAATGTCTGCCACCAAATCTGCTGTACTGGGGTTAACCAGATAAGCAGGCCTGAAGCCATCCTGACCAGTAATCTGATCGATATACGTGATGTCGCCAGGAAGAAGGGAGGCGCGCTGATTCTTGAGGGAAGTCGGAGCAACCATCGGCGGATTGGTGGCTTTATCAATCAACTGCGACTTGCGCTTCTGGAGAAGCTGCAATGCCTTAACAGGTCCAAGCGCCAGCATGCCCGGGCATGATGATCCATAAACATCTTCACCGTTAACTTCCCAGCGCGGAGCCATAATTGGAAACTCATCGAATCCGGACTCACGCAACAACTTGTCGTTATCGCCACCAACCTCGTAATAAACCGATTTGAATGGCTTGTTCTTGCTATCCAGCTTCGATGTATCGCGGTCAATGTTCGGGTAAACCGAATGCATCACGTCAATCCACTTCTCGTAGGTGCCGCTTTCCCACATGCTTTTTACGGATTCGCTGACGTTATTTAGCCCGAACTCCTGAACAAGCTGACGAACAGTCATAGAGAACTTGCGAAAACAGGTGTCAACACTGCCACGAGGTGAGTTAGCCAGGTAGTAACTGCCTATCGGGAATGGCATTGTGCGAATGATGTCCTCATCATCCTCCAGTACCGCCATTGCACCGGTGCTGTATGTGCCGAGGCTTCCGTATAACTGCGGCAGCGACTGGTAGAGATTCGACTTATTGAACATATCGTTCATGCGGTTCTGCACCGCCTCAAGCCACAACTTAACAGGGCCATAATCCATCATTTCAGGATCTGGCGTAGCCAGGCGAAACCACGGACGCGCGGGGCTTGTGATGCCTGACATCATGCCGCTGGCGAGAGTGCGCGCCGCCATAGTCCCGGTCGAATCAATAATGCGTGTATTGCGTCGATCGTTACGGTTGACCTCAGAAGTCAGAAAGCGGGAACCACGCGGGTTGATGTAATCACTCAACTCGCGCCAGTGCGGCTCGAACGACTGACGCTCGCTTTCAAGTTGTGCGAACTGTTTGTTCAATCGCTCTTTAGTTGTTTCCGCCATTTCAATGACTCCGGTTACTGACCAAGTAGCGTTTTACCGCTGGTATTAGCGGTTGATGTGTCGCCCTGAGAACCGGTAAGCAGCGTAGAACTACGACCAGCAGCAGCGCGACGGCGACGAGTTTCTTCGTCGCGGGCATCAACAACGGCGGCATCCTGCTCCTGTGGTGCTGCCTGAACTTCTGGTGTTGCAGGCACTGATGGTGAGCTACCCATGCACATATCAATGACTCCGTACGCAATTAAATTATTACCAATTTAACCACATATGATTTATTTATCGTAGGTGGTTGACATTTAACGCACGAATTATTACCTTTCAGGTAACCAAAAAGTTCATTCCGGTTACTAACCTGACTGGCTTGTCGTTAAATTGAACAGGTGGAGTGAGCTTTTATTTTGAGCAGTACGGCGTATGGCACATGCGTCGTTAGCGGTCTGGTGACGTTAAAGGGGTTACCTTTTCCCCTAGCTCAGGCAACAAACCAGGTAGCCGGAATGTGCAAGCCCCGTTCATATCGTCGGACCGAGGACTCACCATCCTGGCGATTCGGTGTGACGCCTCGGAAGAGACGAGGGTACAACGATGAGAGCATTTATGGAGCCGCGACAAAGTGTGGCGCCTTAACAGGCTAAGTGCTCTCAGCGTTGTGGCATTAGCTCAGCTGGACAGAGCAACCGCCTTCTAAGCGGTTGGTCGCAGGTTCGAATCCTGCATGCCACGCCAGAATCACGCCTAAGGACCGTGATGCCAGAAGTTCCAGGGGCTTGGCGGTGATGGTTTCCCTTGAAGGACTATCACCGCCCTTTTTACAGCAGGACGCCATTGCGATGACTTCATGCTGTAAACCAGTACAGCCACGGAAGGCATAACTCATTGCTTCCAGTTCGCCCACTTCAGTGGGCTTTTTTTTCTAGTGACTACTGATTACCTTATGGGTAATATACTGCAAACTAATAACACAAGGCCGTGACATGCTTGACTTCATCCGTGACATTTACTCCTCTTTCCGCCAAGCATCTCTTGAGCGAGTGAAAAGCCCGTTCCTTGGGGCATTTGTTTTTTCCTGGCTTTGCTTTAATTGGCAGATGTTAGCAATTCTATTTTTTAGTTCTAAGGATATTGAAAAGCGCCTTGCTATTATTAATGGCTCTTTCGGCATCGTCAGCTTTTTAATTGCGCCAATATGCACTACAGCATTGATAGTTATCCTTTTACCGCAAATTAATAAATTGATTACAATAATACAAGATAAACCTAACTCAGACACAATTGAAATGAGCCTTGCATCTAAAATAAAGATCGCCGAACTGCAGCAACTATTAGCAGAAAATGAAGCAAGAAAGAAACTTGCTGATAAAAAAGAAGAACGCTTCATTGAAGAGAATATTATTTCAATAAAAAAAGACCATGAAAAAGCAATAGATAACCTTAAAGACAAAGAAAGTAAAATCTCAAATCTCACGGACACAATAACTGAACTTCAGAGCAAACTGGTTAAAGCTGAGGCCACTCTCAAAGTTGAACAGGAGTCAAGATCCCAAGTGCAGAATGAATTGATTATTGAAAAAGAGAACAAGCGGAAATTAGAAGACAACATTCTGCACCTTAATTTAAGTTTAAAAAAAAACCAATCAGAATTGGCCATTGCAAAAGAAGCCTATGATAATACCTTGATGGCTTATAATGAACTTAACACAACATTAAAAAAAGCAGAAAGCTCAATAATAAACTTCAATGCTAACTTTCCTTTTTTAACTGACATAAATAACAGCACCCCAAATACATACTTAAAAATAAATAAAAATGCATGGGAGCATTTAGTTAGTTTAAATTTAAGTCTAAAGGAAAAAATACAAAAATAAATAACCAATCCACTATGGCATATTTACTCATACGGGTCATAATCTATTATAGCCTTACCCTGCAGCTGGCGCGGATCATTAAGTTTTTTTGTGACCGGAAAAGCAAACGTCAGCAGTAGCGCATCGCCTTTACCCGGCGAACGCCCAAGCCGCTCCTTGATATCTTCCTTCGGTTCGATAACGATTTTACCGTCCACGCGAACTTTGTACTCTGCCGCCGACAGATCGTCCGCTGTTTCCTGGTCATCCAGCATCCCGCCCAACCTCAGCCATGTCTTGCATGAGTTGAACATCTCCCCGCGCTTGTTGAGCATCTGAGGGTCAGTTGACGCACCACCAAACGGAACAAGTTGCCATGTACGTCCCCAGCCATCACCGATTGACTTCAAACCGGTTCCGTAACCGAAGTCGATGAATACCGCGTCAGCCTGATACTGGTCTTCAAAGTCAGCGATGCGCTTCGCCATAATCAGATCGTCGGTGGTCTTGTTGCCAGTCCATAGCACCTTACTATGCAACCCCTGCCGCAGGTATATCACCGCGTCATCAACACCTGAATATGCCGGGTCAACACCGATTATCACCGGTGCATGTGCCACCTGCGCAGCAGTTACCACCCGTTTCATTGCCTCGTCAGTAAGACCGGTAGGGATAAACTGCAATTCAGATGCATCAGGGAATATGCCGCGCACACGGATTTTAACGAAGTCGCTGTCTTCCCCGTAGTCATCAACCCATTTCTGCAATTGCTGCTTGTTAGTACCTTCCACCGTCCGGCTGTCAATCTGCGCAGTTTTCCAGCGGTGTTTATATTTGCGGAAACATTCACGGAAACGTCCGGTATTACGCGTCGGGTTTCCGAACGCCACCCAGATAATCTCAGTGTCTTCGTCCGTAAGCGCACCCTCAGCAACTTCCCACACCAGATCCGCAATGTTCGACGCTTCATCGAATACCACGATGATGCGTTTGCGCTCGTTGTGTAGTCCGGCGAATGCCTCAGTGTTGTGCTCAGACCAGGGGATTGCGTCAGCTCGCCACCGCTTGTCGTGCCCAGGATCATTGCTGTACATCGCAGTAGCGGTACAGGTAAACCAGTCTTTCGTGATAGCAAGGTTCGACCACTTGATAATTTCCGGCCAGGTCTTCGTTCGTAGCTGGTTGTCGGTGTTGGCGGTCACCACGACCTTACAATCCTCGCAAGTGGACATGCCCCAGTTGATCAGCATTGAGATGAGTGCTGATTTACCAATACCGTGACCCGAAGCACGTGCCAGCATAAGCGGCTGATAGCGCGTCTCGGGATTCTGCAGGTGATCACGTATCTCTCGGAACGCATCGGCCTGCCACTGACGTGGGCCGGAAGCATGTGCCAGTTCAGTCCCCTCTTCCCCCCACGGGAACGCATAGAGGGCATAGCCAAGCGGATCGTGAGTGAACCCTGCAATATCCTCGATCAACTGCTCTTCAGGAGATAACGCTGTATCTGTCACTGATTACCATCCTGACGTTCTTTCAGTCTCTTCCTGGCTGCTGCTATGCGATCAGCAATTGTCACATTCACATTAACATCCATGCGTTCTTTGAACGCGTTGACGTCGACGTGCTTACCAATCAGTTCGAGGTTCTTCACCTTGTCAGGCCATTTAATTTTTTTGAGGATTGTCTCTATCGAATCCTCGTTCATGTTCATGATGGTCGATGACAGATCAAAGCCGCTAAGCGTAGTGCGCCAGATTTTCGGCCACTCGCGGATTGGCTTAAGGCTCCCATCGTCGTTGAGGATATCAATCACGTCCATCTGGTCGATCTCCACCAGGCGCATGAGAACGTAATCGGCACTGACGCGCATTCGTTTGTTGCGCTCCTCCATCAACTCGGCAATCCGTTTTTGAATGCGTTCATCGCGCATCATGACACTGGCTTTAACTGCCGCTGTATTTGGGGAGAATCCTGCGTTAATCGCTGCCTGAGTCTGGTTTTCAGGCGTTTTGATGTATGACTGGCAATAAGCCTCCTGCATTGCTGTTAGTGGCTTAAATTGCGTTGATTTGCGTTTATAGGTTTTAGGTTCAGCAGGCATCATAACCACCGTGGTAATAGTTACCGTTGTGGTAATAGTACCATGCAAAATAAAGCCGCCATAGTTGGCGGCAGTATTCAAAACCCATCAAATTCATCATGCATAATCTACTCGTGACATGTCACACTATTAATTTCGTTTCATGCCAGCCTTTAGTCACCCAGCATTGTGAGTCACCATTACACGGACATGAATTAACTGGAACTCTCTCGCCGCACTTACCGCAACGTTTTCTGCTGATCGATTTTATACGCCCGCGCACGCGTGCATCATCCTGGCGGATCAGTAACGCTATATACTCACCAAATTCGTAAGGCGCACGCCCGGGGCGACGCGTGGCACAGTTACGCTCCAGCATTTCAATTTCCTGAGCATCAAGCACAATTTCCAGCTTACGCACACCAGATGCAGCTTGTCTGGCTCTCTGAGCGGATTTGCGCTCTGCTGCGGATTTAGCCATCAACCTTCTCTCCATGCCTGGTTTCTGGTTTTAAGTCCATTGCGCTTGGCATTTCTCTGAATCCGTTTCAGTTCTTCCCTGGACTGCTCTGGAGTTATTTCTCCTCTCATAACTCGTTCAACAAGACTCCTTCTAACTTCCATACTGTCAGCGATAAGACCTTGCTCTTCTAGCTTCTCGATATTCACGCGCTTATCAAGGCGAGCATCCCAACTTGAGCGTCTCATCATTCATCCTCCTGCTGTAATGCTGCAACCATGGCTTTGGTTTCAGCGATTAGATTTCGTGGTAACTGGCTACCCGCTTTTAGCATGCCTATCCCAAACACCAGCCATCCCTTGCTACAGGCTTCACTGACAATCCACTGCCCACTCCTGTAAGCCATATAAAACCAGATGAGCAAAACCTGAAGGAATGCTATCCAGTCAATGATCGTATATTTCGCGAAGGAGTCCATCACTTCACCTCCTGCGCCGTTTTGATGATTGCTGCCAGACAATTCTTGCAAGGAACAAGCAGCGTTCCCTGCTCAATGCTCAATAGCGCATGCTGAGCATCCTGAAAAAGCTATTCGAATGACCATGGCCGATGACCGCACCATGTCTCAATCTCGTGCTTAGGGATTTTAACTCCCTCTCGATAGTCATATTTGATGATGTGCTTTCTCACGACTTCACCTCCTGTTGAGCAGAAACCTGATTTTTGAGTGATTCAGAAATATTCCTGCAATACCTAGCGGATTCATCGTCGAAAATGCTTTCGAAATACTCAGCAATCCAGCCGAACACAACAACCTGCTCATTGCTTGGATTTGCACTTTGATTGAAGGCGGTTATTAGTGATGCACTCATACTCACTTAACCTCCTGCGGCGGTTCTGGCAGCGGCATCCAGTGGGTTACATTGCTAATCAGACCATATTCATTAGTTTGAGGATGGTTGCCGCTATCGTCTCCGTATTTAAGACTCTCCATAAAGCCATAATGCCTATCCCCATTAACGCTCACAAAGCCGTAATAAGCTGGCATAACGCCGATCTCACACGTAACCAGTAAAGGAAAACTAGTTCTCCAATTTAGCTCGCCAATTACAGGCATTCGCTCACTACAGCTTATCCAACCATCCGTAATTACCGGAGAGTTGCCGGGTTCTTTAATGTGCAAGCGAGGCTCACCATCTTTTGGTTCAGGCCACTGGCGCTCCATGTTAATCTTCAATTTATCTTCCATAGCAGCGGTAATTTCAGCATCGCTGATGCCAGCACGGCGCTGTGCATCCCACAACAGAAACTGCATATCAGCCCACTCGCTAAGATCGTCTGGTTCGGCTGCGGCTTCCAGTGCCTCTTTTGAGAGGTGTTTCAGTGGACCAATGGGGCCAACGCAGCCAAATGTGGAGTCAGACCATTTGGCATGCTCGTGGCGAATCTGTTCGCGTTTCAGTGATGCCAGTGCAATCCGTGCCAGTTCCATTTGTTCGCCACGGGTAAGCCCGTTATCAAGCGGATTTTTAATGAATAATTCGATACGTTCTTTGGTTATAGCGCTCATCTCACTCTCCTTTGATGCGAATGCCAGCGGCGCGGATTGCAGCGATGACCTCAGAAACTTTGTATGCCATTACCGTTTGGTAATCATCGTGAAAATCTGTTCGATGAAGCATGCTGCTACGTTCCGGGAGCGATATTTCCCGAGCATCCAGTTCCTTAACGCGTTCCTCCAGTTCGTAGACCCTGCATTGTTCTCTATCATCAATCAGATATAACCCAAGACATTCGCTTTCTACCCAACCGCCAAAATCATGATCGTAACGCTCACATGAAAACTCACCGTCACCGTCCTTTGTTGGAATGGTGTAACTATCTAATGGGCCACCATATGTCGGCACATTTCCCAATGTTGGATGCTCAATCCACATGAAAAATGCACGTCCGGTTATTGGGCAAAGATCTGGCCGCCATTGGTTACGAACAGCCTTGGTTTCGGATAATTCTTCAGCGTGTTGTTTTACTTCCTCAAGCTCAACTCTCAGCTTCCCTACCGTTAGCGCAATATCCTCGTTCTCCTGGTCACGGCGTTTGATGTATTGCTGGTTTCTTTCCCGTTCATCCAGTAGTGCCAGCACGGTAGCCGGATTGGCTGCGGCGATGAATTCAGCATTGGCCTGCTGTTCTATTTGGAAATCTTTATCGAAACCGCTTTCAGGATGCGCTCCTTCAATTCTGCAAATGGGAATATATCCAGCAACTTCACGATGAATTAGCGCATCATCACCATCAAATCGGCTCTTTCCATATTCGAGCGACCACTCGCCACACGTTGCTTTTTCTGCCTTAGCACGCAGTGCCTGATAATCAATTTTGCTCACTGGTTGCCTCCTTTGCGAAGCTGGTCGGCGAACAAACGTACACCAGACGCTTCACTGCGTAGAAACTTAACGGCATAATCAAAACCACCTCGTTCTGCGTCGTCTGCTCCGTTGTCGAGGTTATCTGCGTACATCTCTACCCCCTGCGCCCGTACTTCAGCCATGAAAGCATCGGTGGCTGGGGTTTTGTTGTCGCACATCAATTCAAGCGCGTCGTTCCCATCAAGATTGCAGAACTCCCATGCTGACGAATAGAACTCGATGCCAGGCCAGACTAATAGTTTATTCAATTTGTCATTTAGCCCCGCATTCTCCGCTGCCAACGCCGAAAACTTCTCGTGTGCCAACTTAACAGCCGAATCAGCCTGCTTAATTGACTCAGTCGCCCTCTGGTGGTCTTCGGCCAGCGCATTAGCACGCACCAGTTGCACTTCCAGTTGCGTTGCCAAATCGCTGATCAGCTTTGACACACTGCGCATATCAACGGCACCACATTCTGCTTTCAGTTCCGAAGCCATCTCATGCCCGGCGGCAACTAACCCTTTGATGTTACTTTCCATCTTTACCCTCGCTTATCCACATAACTTATTGATTACATTGATAACTAAAAAGATCGTCGATTCAGAACTCTTCGATGTTCCAGCCGCCACCTGCTTTCTTTGGTTTAACCGTTACCCCGATGATTCGGAACGGATACTGATCTGCGGCGACTTTGGTTTTCACTCTGGCGTCGTCGGTCCAGAAACCTTTCACTTCGTGCAGTTCCATCTCGCCGGTGGCGAGCATCACAGCAAAATCGGGCGTATAGAACGTGTTGTCAGCTAACCGCAGCTTGATACCCTCGAATCGATACCAGGCGATTTCCCCTGCACGTTTACGCTGCTCAAGGTACTGGCAATACGCAGATTCTGTTTTGTTCATCTGGCCTGTTTTGAGTCGACCAAGAGCCTGTATCTGTTTTCTCATAATTTACCTCTGAGGTAATTAAAAACCACATAAGACACGAAATCAATAGATTTTAGAATGTTTTATTACCCAGCAGGTAATCATCGAGACGTAAAAAAATGCGCTATCGCGCTGGTATTACTTGATAAATCCTGCCGCCTTTCCCCGCCTGTATTCCTCCATCAGCCACTGCGCCGGTGTTATTCCCCCCAGGGTGGCGGCGTTAGGCATGCACCCGAAACTTCGCCCTGGTGAATGGTAAACGTCTCTCCCTGTGTCCGGAGGTGTACTCATGGGTTCTGGCTTTGCCTGTATGCTGATCACCGGATCGGGTATCTGCTGTCCGGAAGCCACCTTTTTCGCCCAATCATCGAGCAGCCTGCGCGCGTGTTTCTCAACCTCAATCTCGCTAAGCTGGCGCTGATACATTGCACGGCGGGTATCACATACGACCCAGTACATAACCGGATGTCGCCACGGGAATCTTTCGGGACCACCAGGATATAAACTTTTTTCCTTGCTGTACCGGTGAAACTCCGCCATCACATCGTCAATGGTGACGCCAAGAACCATCTTGCTGTCTTTGCACCACTTGATGAATTGCCCTGGCGACGGCCAGAACGGAGACTCACTGGCGCGGGCGTGGCGCATACCAGCAGAAACCTGTTCACGGGTTCGGATCCCACCTTCGGCAAACGCAGCAATCCACTGCTGTTTTGCAGCAACTTCCTGCTCTGGCGTCTTCAGGTTGGTTACCACTGCCGCCGGAAACAGTTGTTTCAGCTGTTTGAAAAGGGCATCAACAAGCCTCTCTGCTGACATGTTCACCACATTGTCATTGTTGACGTACTGATGCTCATAACCTGACATGCGAGCAAGGGCTTCTCCGTCACGGTTTTGTATCGCGGTAAAAACGTTGTTCACAAGAAATCCTCCCACGCTTCAGGGCTGTTCCAGTGCGGAACGTTGTTATCAGGTAATGTTGATTGCTTCTGTCTGCTAATCTGCAGCCGCCTTGCCAGCTTCTGCTCCCACTGCGCCTGATGGTATGCCTTACCCTCAGCCATCCAGTAAATTCTGAACTCTGCAAGTTCCTGTGCCGTTGGCAGACTGTCCAGGTAGATCCCCTGCAATGAGCTTTTCCGAAGAAAGTCATCTGATGGTTGCCATTGTTCATGCATGACAAATTTGCCTAATTGCCCTGGCCCACCAGGAGGAACAAAGTTATTCATCACGGCGTTGTTTGCGCCGGGGTCATGAGGCACAGAATCCCCGCTTTTTGTCCTGCTCTCCCTCTCTTGGTTAAATGACTGGTTATATGACTGGTTCTGGATCCCGTTTTTGGGATCATTCAACATCCCGTTTTTGGGATCATTCAACATCCCGTTTTTGGGTATATTCCCGTTTTCGGGAACATTACCGTTTTTGGGTTCATTCCCCCATTCCCGGTTGCCTTTAATGTTCCCGTTTTTGGTTATATTAAGAGAGAAAACCCGCACTCTTTTCGTCGCTCCCTTTCTCTCTCCGGTATCTGAAATAAGCCCCATTTTCATGAGCGATATAAGTCCGGCCTGCACGGTTTTTTTATTCAGACAAGTGTCTTTAACGAGGCGTTCTATGCTGGGGTAGCAGAGGTTATATTCATCGGCTCTGTCAGCCATCGAGAGCAGTATGAGCTTTAATGATGAGCTGCCTGGATCTGTCTCCCAGGCCCAATCTGTTGCATGTCTGCTCATGATTAATCTCCGCTATCAGCTTGAGTGTTGTGGGGAGGAATTAATCATGATCTGCTTAATCTCTGCCCTGATGCGACGGTTTGATTCCATGGTGCACTCAACACAGTGCCCGTTGTAAACCCAGCGTTCACTGTCATGTCCGTGCTTACATTGTTTTCCGGTGTAATAGCGTTTAAGTCCGCGCTTTGCGGCATCAATACGTGTAATGATTTCCATGGTAAGCCCTGTTATTAGTATTGGGATTACGGTTATTTTGTGCTGACACAAAAAAAAGATCAACCATATTTGGTTTTTTATTACCTTTGAGGTACGAATAGATATGAAAAGACCGCCGGATGGCGGTCTACAGAGGGTTGTGGCTGGATATCATGAGTAGAAGAAGTATGCCAGTTCTGCTTTTGAGCGCAGCCATTGTCTTGTTTTACAGGCTTTAAAAAGCCCATTCATCAATACCTTACCTGGCATTTTGCGCTTACCTGTTAAGTGAGTCTGGATATAGTGACTCGTCGTTCCGGCTTCCTGTGCGAAGGCTTCACGCTCATCCGGAGTAAGTGCAAGCCAGTGCTTTTTGAAATCGAAATGTCCGTTATCGCTCATAGCTATTGCCTGATATTTATTTCAGATAATAAATATTCACCCATAAGGTAACAAAAATCAAGGATAGTTACCTATGGGGTGCATTTACCTGTTGGGTAATATTGCTTTAAATTGAATCATCTACTGATTCATATATGAGGCGATTTTCCAGAAAATGAAAAGTATCCAGGACGTCCGCAGGCAAAATCTCAACGACTTGATCGACCGTGAATTCAATGGTGTTCAGACGCGGATGGCAGAAAAACTTGGAACTCAGGCAAATCTGGTAAACCGCTGGGCTCTTGGCAAGAAGGTTATCGGCGACCAGGTTGCGCGAAAAATTGAAGCTGCCGCCAATAAACCCCGTAACTGGCTTGATATCGATCGCTCGCTTTCTCAGGAAGGTTTTCAGCCTGTCGGCCCGAGCGATATAGGTCAGCTGGCGGCTCACAACCTGGAACGCTGGATGAGCGAAAGCCGCGACCTTTCAACACAGGGAAAACTTCACCGCGCATCCGGCGTCGCCCAGGTGACAATCAGCCGCCTGTTAAACAATGAGGTCAGCGTTTCCATTTCCACCCTGGAGAATGTTGCATCCGCATTCGGGCGTCACGGCTATGAATTACTGATTCACCCGCACGACCCTGCGACCATCAACTATGACCGCTCGCGCTACGCATTGTTACCCGAAACCGAGAAAGCAAAGATCGAAAGTTACATTGAATTTGTCATCAACCAGAACGAAAAAAACAAACAATAAAATCATATTTTTCATTAAGTAAGCCGCCTTCTGGCGGCTTTTTTATTGCCTGCACAATTACCTTAAGGGTAATTTTTTTAACTCATATCTATTGACACCAAACCAAATACGCATAATCATTACCTCAACGGTAACAGACCGAGGTAACAAGTTATGCAGTGGAAAATCATCAACGGTTGGTACTGCGTTACTGCATGCGGATTCATGAGCTGGAAGTTCCGCACCTTACAGGAAGGCATTAAGTGGGCTTTCGTCAGCAAAGAAGCTCGCGATGTGGCCAACGATAACGAGATATGGGAGGGCTGATAATGAACGTTAATCAGCAGAAAAATCTTCAAAAAATCATGCTGGAATTCGACAAGGACTACCGCCTGTCAGAACAGCTATATGACCGACAAGTCGAACTGATTGAGAGTATCCGGCTTCATCAACTGGCATCAACTTTCGACGTTGTAACAGTTAAAGGCGTTCGCCAGGAAGTACTGGAGGCCGCTAAAGACAGCCCTGAGTTCGAAGAACTAATGGATGCCTACCGGCGCGAGGCAATGGCAATTATCGCCCGCTGGGATCTGGCTGATCAGCTTGATGGGCAGAGGGACGCGGCATGAAACCAACACTCCTCTCATTGCTGCGAGGTGGAAAACACAGCATCCGAGATATGGCAAAGATTCTTGGTATCTCAAGATCGAAGGTTTCTTGGTTCATCGCTGAGCTTGAACGTCGCAAATGGGTAGAGGTAACCAGGAGCGCAATATATTTCCACGATGGAACCCGTTCCAACAAGCAGAACGAATACAAGGTTAAGTTATGAATACTGGCATCTATTTCGACATCAGCAATGAGGACTACCACGCCGGTGACGGCGTGAGTAAGTCGCAACTGGACATGGTTGCCAAGAATCCGGCGCTTCTTAAATGGGTTCAGGCAGCACCAGAAGACGAAGAGAAAAAGTCTGCACTGGATATGGGAACCGCATTGCACTGTCTGCTTCTGGAGCCTAGAGAGTTCGACAAACGCTTCATTGTTTCACCGAAATTCGATCGTCGGACGAAACAAGGTAAAGCTGACGAAGAGGCATTTCTTCGTGATGTGGCGGATATGGGGATTACGGTACTTGATGCCGAGCAGTGGCGGAAACTGGAGCTGATGCGTGATAGCGCAATGGCTCACCCGGCGGCACGCTGGATGTTGGAAGCACCTGGTTACTGCGAAGCATCAATGTACTGGAACGATGAAGAGACGGGTGAGTTGTGCCGAATTCGTCCAGACAAATGGCTGAACGAGCACAACGTGATCGTCGACGTGAAAAAGGTTGCAGATATGGACCGTTTTGCACGCCACATCGAGGAATTCCGCTACCACGTGCAGGACGCAATGTACCGCGAAGGCGCAATGAGGGTTACTGGTCAGCCGCATGGTTTTTTCTTTCTTGCCGTGAGCGAAAGCATTGATTGTGGTCGGTATCCGGTACGCGTGTTCGAGCTGGATGCGCAGGATGTCGATGCCGGGCACGCTCTGTTCCGCCGGGATCTGAATACCTATCACGAATGCCGCATCAATGATGAATGGGGCGGTGTGGAAATCATTAAACGCCCTGAGTGGGCACGCAAACAGGATATGTACATATGAGCAACGACATCGCAAACATCAACGCACCAGTAGACACAGCAATCGCTGGAACTGCTGCAACTATTTTCAGCCCAGACGGCTTGAACCAACTGATGAAATTCGCCGAGGTAATGGCGCAAAGCCGCGTAACGGTACCGGCGCACCTCGCCGGGAAACCAGCTGATTGCATGGCCGTGGCAATGCAGGCTGCGCAGTGGGGAATGAACCCGTTTGCCGTGGCTCAGAAAACCCATGTTGTGAACGGCACGCTAGGTTATGAAGCCCAATTAGTAAACGCAGTTATCTCAACGATGTCGCCAACAAAAGATCGCATCAACTACGAGTGGTTCGGGCCGTGGGAACGCGTGATCGGTAAGTTTGTTGAGAAAACATCCAAAAACGGCAATCCATATATCGCACCAGGCTGGACTCTAAAAGACGAAGAAGGCTGCGGTGTTCGCGTATGGGCAACCATGAAGGGCGAGGATCAACCTCGAGTGCTTGAGTTAATGCTGTCTCAAGCACAGGTAAGAAACTCCACACTTTGGGCCAGTGATCCGAAACAACAACTCGCATACCTTGCGACAAAACGATGGTCTCGCTTGCACTGTCCTGACGTAATCATGGGCGTCTACACACCAGACGAATTACAGGAAACGGCACCGCGCGTTGAGCGAGACATTACTCCGCAAACGACTACTGCTGCGGGAATGAACAGTCTGATCAACGCTAAATCAGTGAAAAAGCCTGATGAGCAAACGCGTAAAGCGGATAGCCGTGATCCAGAAGAAATGCTGATGGCCTTTACCAGCGCAGCGATGAATTACAGCACTGTCTCCGAACTGGATAAGGCTTACAAATACATTGCACAAAAACTTTCAGATGATGACGAACTGCTGGCAAAAGCCACCGACGTTTACAGCGTTCGTCGGGAAGAATTAAACGAAACATCTATGTAACCACCACCGCGGCGCCACGCGCGCCGCACTGCAACCAAGAGAGGTATTTATGAAAGGTGCATTAGGTAAGAAGGAACTCCTGGCGGTGGTGCCACTGTCATGGAGCACTATCGACCGTATGGAGCGCGCAGGTGAATTTCCTAAACGCTGGTATATCACTGACAAACGCTGCGCATGGAACCGTGATGAAGTTGAGCGTTGGCTTGATGAACGTCAGGCAGCAAGCCCGGCAGAGTTCCAGGGTAAAAAACCTCCTGTTCAGCAACGTGTATATCGTCCTGTGAGCAACGCGGCATGAGTGTACTGCTAAGGCTCTGGAGCAAATGGTCAGGATGGTACTTATTCCTGGCCTCTGTTTCAGCATGGCTTTATCTGCTGGCATTAATTTTCAGAGAGGGTTGGATTAAGTGAGAAAGTTAAGCAGACTTGAAAAATATCACATGAACAAGGTTTCAATGCGCAGCCCTTCAAAGGTTGTTGCCGTTTCTCCTGCGGCGATAGAGATCGAAAAACGCGCGATTGAAAGAGAGAAAAAAGGGCAGTTCCGCATTGCCGCCCACCTTTGGCTTCAGTGTATGGATGTTGCTTCTGGTGATGTTGAGCGTGCAAGGATCGCGGTTCGCAGGGACCAATGTATCACAAAAGGTAACGGCCTTCGCCGTGGCGACTATAGCGGCATAGGATGTTGTGGGGTGGTTTATGACTAAGAAATACACACTAATCTATGCAGATCCACCCTGGGTATACCGGGACAAAGCCGCAGATGGTAATCGCGGTGCCGGTTTTAAATATCCGGTTATGAGTGTGCTGGATATCTGCCGCCTTCCTGTGTGGGATTTGGCCGATGAAAACTGTCTGTTGGCCATGTGGTGGGTGCCAACACAACCACTCGAAGCACTAAAAGTTGTTGAAGCCTGGGGATTCCGTCTGATGACCATGAAGGGATTCACGTGGATAAAATGTGGTAGTCGACAACCAGATAAACTGGTTATGGGTATGGGTCACATGACTCGCGCCAATAGTGAAGATTGCCTGTTTGCAGTAAAGGGAAAACTACCTCCGCGCATTAATGCAGGTATCGTTCAGTCATTTACCGCACCGCGGCTTGAGCATTCAAGAAAACCAGATGTCGTTCGTGAAAAACTTGTGCAATTGTTAGGCGATGTTTCTCGCATTGAACTGTTCGCCCGCCAGTCGTCTCATGGCTTCGATGTTTGGGGTAATCAGTGCGAAGACCCAGCAGTGCAACTACACCCTGGATACGCGTTGGATATTGCCAGATTAACAAATGCATTCAGCAATGCTCCGCTGTCACCAACAGACAACCAGGGGCGGGAGCGTGTAGCATGAACCTATATCAACGCATCAATGGCGATGACTGGTGCAATATCTTCGTCGTCGGCGATCTGCATGGGTGCTACACGCTGCTGATGAACGAACTCGACAAAGTTTCATTCGACCCGGCGCGAGATTTGCTTATTTCCGTTGGTGACCTTGTTGACCGCGGCGCTGAAAACGTCGAATGCCTGGATTTGATTACTATGCCGTGGTTCCGAGCTGTTCGTGGCAACCATGAGCAGATGATGCTGGATGCACTGGTCAACGGCGGAAGTTTCGGACATTGGATGTCAAACGGCGGTGGATGGTGGCACCAACTTGATTCTGAGCAGGATGTGCAACTCAAATACCTTCTGCCAAAGATTACCAACCTCCCGATGATTATCGAACTGGTTACCGGCAATAAGAAGGTCGTCATCTGCCACGCAGACTACCCGCACAACGAATACGCATTCGATAAGCCAGTACCGGAAGAAATGGTGATATGGAATCGTGAGCGGGTTAGCGACGCGCAGGACGGTATTGTCTCGGAGATAACCGGTGCCGATTTGTTCATCTTCGGTCATACGCCAGTACATCACCCACTGGTGTATGCAAACCAGATGTACATCGACACCGGCGCAGTGTTCTGCGGAAATCTGACGCTTACCAAAGTCCAGGAAGGATAGAATTATTTATTACTGCCTTCCATCCACCTCTCAAACTTCGACGGGGAGAACGGAATCAGATCCGTATGCTCCCCGTTAATCCAGGAATCAATCATATCGGACCACTGCTGCAACATGTAGGCGCGCTGTCTGGCGTATTCCGCTTTGTTATATACGGCGCGCACACCTTTCTGCTCATGTGCCAGAGCCTTTTCAATCCAGTCTGAAGGATAACCAGCCTCATGCAACAACGTACTGGCTGTACGGCGCATATCGTGTACGGTGAAGTCCTGAATATGCTCACCATCTTCATTTATTATTTTCACCGTTCTGTCGATCAGAGAGTTCAGCGCGGCATTAGATAATGGCTTCCTGAAATTGTAACGACCAGGAACCAGATATTCACTTCCACCAGCGCACATCTGCAACCCGACCAATATATCCTGAGCCTGTTTAGGCAGGTAAATAACATGCGCCCGGCTTCCCTTCATGCGGTCTGAAGGAATTGTCCATGTCCATTTTTTAAAATCTATTTCATCCCACGTTGCATTGGTGAATTCGCCTTTACGAACCATAGTGATAAGCACCAGCTTTAAAGCCATTTTCATAGTGCCCATAGCACCAATGGCATCCAGCGTGCGGAAGAACAGACCAATTTCTTCTGGTGTCAGTGTTCGCTCTCGTGGTTTAAATATGGCGATAGACGAAGGTTTAATGTCAGCAGCAGGATTAAACAAACCATGACCACGGTCATTGGCGTGACGGTATACGCTGCTGATGATCTCCCTGGCCTGTACTGCTGTTGCCCGACCACCGCGTTCGACAATCCGGTCACACAAATCACGAACCATCGATGTGGTAATTTCAGCCATCATTTTGTTGCCAAGAACCGGAAGTATGTCACGGTCGATCACCGCCTGCTTCATTGCGCGGGTACTTTCAGCCAGGATGACGTGTTTCATATAACTGTCGGTATGTACCGCAAACGTCTCGGCACCACGAATCTTTTTGATACCGTCACGTTTAGCCGCAGCCGGCGACTGGCCTGCTTTAAGCAGCTTCTTTGCAGCAATCAGTTCTTCTCGCGCTTCTGCCAGGCTGATACCGTCACGCCCATACTGCCCGATTACCAGTGTTTCGCGGCGACCGTTGATACGGTAGTCATAGCGAAACGAGACCGTACCTGACGTAAGCACAGCTACATACAGCCCGTCACGATCGGAAACTTTGTACAGTTTGTCCTGTGGCTTGAGGTTTTTTAATTTTGTATCGGTAAGCACAATTCACCCGTATAAAAACCATTTTCATGACGGTATGAGAGTATACCTTTAAGGTAATACCGTCACCTGTACCGCCGAAAAATATGGTGTAGAGTGAATAGAAATGAATACATAAAAACAAAAACCCTCTGTAAAAACAGAGGGTTAAATTAGTATCTGAATAGGAATGAGTTGCTATGAGTTAGCTGTTAATCATTCCCACTCAATGGTAGCTGGCGGCTTGCCGCTGATGTCATACACCACG